CAGGGCTTTGATATTAAAGAGAAAATAGCTGACATTGTGGCTACATTATCGCCACGTCAGTTGAGTCTTGTTCTTGAAATGATTGAAATTTTTACAAACGAGTAAGTTAGTCTTGTTTAAGCAATAACTTAACTATTTGAATTGCTTTTGAACGCTGCTCAGAAGTGGCGTTTTCAAGAAGCGCGTCTATGCTTTCGTGTTCTGGCAACCTGTAAATATCAACAATGTCTATTCCTATAGCGTCGCAATAAGCTGAAAGTTTTTTCTCAGGTATGGCGCGAACTCCGCTTTCCCAATTTGAAACTTGAGCTTTATGAACGCCCATTAAATCACCTACTTGTTCTTGGTTCATACCTTGATGGATTCTCCAAGCTTTGAGATTGGCAAGAGGCTTTCGTTTTGGCTGAACGTAGCCTTTAATTTGTTTTCTCATAGCCAACTTATTAAGGATTTATTAACCCAATAGCAAGCAAGTAAATTTACTTAATCAATTTAAAAAAAATTACTAAAAGCAAATTATTTTGATTTGTTTACTTTTCAGGCAATTGACTCATAGTTTTCATTAAGATTACTTAGTTTGCTATGAGCAAATCACTAAAAGCAGCCAGACAAAAGAACGGATTAACGCAGCAGCAGCTTGCTGATCGCGTTGGCGTCACGCGCTGGTGGATCAATCGAATTGAGATTGGCGAACGCCAAGCCTCTCCAGCAGTCGCAAAGAAAATCGTCGCTGAGCTGAGCAATCACATTCAGCTTGCCGATATTCGCCCTGACATATGGGGGGATCAATGAGCGATTACGCCTTCACCCTTCTTTACGCTTCTTTTGAAATTGCCGTGATGGTCGCGCAAGCAATCATCATGGGCGGCTGTGTAGCCTTAGCCTGCATCTTAACCTTGAAGGTTATTTAAAGCGTTTGTTGCGTGTTGCGTCGCGTTTAGCTCCTGCGTTCGTCCTCCCTGAACGTAGGTGACTCCCAGAGCGTCGAGCGGCCTCTGCCCTGCCAGCTCCGCTCTGGGCCTTTTATTCTGATGGTGATCGTATGCTCGTAGAAATTGAAATACCTGGCGAAGCTACGCCTTTTGCTCGCGCTGGCGCTCATGGCAAGCGACGGTTCACGCCAACCAAACAAGCAAACGCTATGGCTGTTGCAAGGCTGTTTGCTGAGCAGGCAATGGCCGGCAAAGAATTATTTGAAGGCCCTCTCCTGCTTCAAGTCGGCGCGTTTTACGTCGCGCCTGCTTCCTGGTCTGCCAAAAAGAAACAAGAGACTGGTTGGAAGTCATCAAAGCCTGACATCGACAATGTCGTGAAGCTTCTTAAAGACGCTTTCAATGGTGTTGTTTGGCACGACGACGCGCAAGTTTCCAAGATCGAAGCGCACAAAAGATACGCTGACAAGGCGTGTGTGCGTATCATTATCTCCAACTTACAGCAGCCACTATGACGCCAACAACCGCAAATAATCATGTCGAGCTTCGCATAAAGAAAAATATTGACGCGCTTGACGCTGCAATTTCTGCCTTTCGCAAAAACAATCAGGATGATTACGCAAACAATTTGATTGAGCTTCGCGACTATGTGGCGCGTAGCAAGGGTTTCAGGGACAGGCTGGAGAGCAAACACAATAGACCGAAGCAGCGCGATATTTCGCGAGAGGTGGCTGAAGTCATGTGGGAAGAAATGAGGAGGAACAAGCGATGACAGGGATAAAAGAAATTTATCGTAACGAGGAGCGTGTTGACGTGCGAGATTTTATTCTCGCGCGTTGCGAATACGACCCAGAGCTTGGAGAAATATGGCTGAAAGCAACTGAATGCACGCCACGTCAAAAAGTTGAGATCATGCCAGCAAATGATGGCAACCTTCGCGGTCGTTGTGTGATTAATAAGAAAACCATCATAGCAGCAAGAGCTGCATATCTAATTGTTTGCGGCGACTTTCCAAAGTGTCCCATTGTATCACTCAATGGCAATACGTCTGACATTAGATGGTCAAATCTATGGCTGGATGAAGAAGCCAAGTCTCAAGAAGAAGTGCCTCATGACGAAGAACCAGATTCAAGAGGCAGGATTAAAGAAACAAACAGACGATTTCTTGCTGATCTTAAAAAGCATCACCCAAATGGCTGCATTGATTACACCAGAAAAAACTCAAGAAGCCTTCCCAAGCGGATCAATCCTGCGCTTGGTTCATATAGCAGCACAGCAGCAATGTGCATGGAGCGCTGACATGGACGTTGAAGCAACATTAGGCGAACGCCAAAAAACTTACGGTGATTACGAAGACGTTGCTCATAGGTCGCAGTTGATTAAAGCGGCTATTAGGTCAGGAAAGAACTGGATGAGGCTGTCTCCATGTCAGCGTGAGACGTTAGAAATGATTTCTAACAAGCTTGCAAGGATTGTTGAAGGCGATCCTAATTACGTCGATAGCTGGCACGATGTCGCCGGATATTGTCAGCTCATTGTCAAAAGCTTGGACGCTAAAAGCTATGAGTAACGTCCCTCTTGAGAACCAGATTAGAGCAATTGAAACGCTAATTACCGTTGCGTCGCGCGGAGAAAAGCTAAAGCCTAGCGAATATAAGTTTGTTCAACCAAAATTAGATGCAGCGTTAGAAAGTTTATATTGGTTAAAACGTAACGAGCGAGCGATCAAGGCAGCCGTTAGTAAATATAAGTTGAGTCAGGAGGCGTAAATGCAAGAAGAAAAACAATGGTGCGACGATCCTTTTTCTCAGGATTATAAAATATACAAAATTAAGGAAATTGTTAAAGCGGTGTCTATTGTTACAGGCGTGTCAATGGCTGACATGCTTTCACATCGAAAGCCTGACAGAACAATGAGAGCGCGGCGTTTGGCTTGTTATTGCCTTAGAGAATTTACGACCGCCAGCTTTACGCAAATTGGCAGATCATTGCTTAAAGATCACACGACTGTGCTTCACGCCTGCAACATGGCGCAAAAAAGCGTCAACGATGGCGATGAGATTATCTTAGATCAGATTAAATCGGTCAAAGCCGTATTGTTGTATGGGAGAAAAAAATATGAACAGGACAAAAGATCCGCAAAAGCATCTGAGCAAACCGTTGACGAACCAACACCTGAGCCAACACCTGAGCCAGTGCTTGAACAACCTGAACCTGAACCAGAGCCAGAAGTTGGGCGTCCTATCTTTACTGGAAGACATGAAGACGCTTTGGCTTTCGCAGCACAGTTTGGTCGCATCTGTAGCGCAGCCTAACGAGTTTGAGATTGTTTTCTGGCCTAACTGGAAACACAAGGAAGGCAAAAAAGCAGCTCACAAAGCTTTCTTGGCTGCCAGGAAGCGCGCGTCGCTCGATATCATCATGTCAGGCGTCAAACGATACACTGACATGATGGCGATGAATCCCACGCGCCCATGGCTTCACGCGTCAACCTTTCTCAACAACGACCGTTGGGAAGACGAATACACGACTACGTTAGCAATGTTTGACCCAAGAAAAGACGGCTTGGCTATGCTGGCTGCCGCTATCCGCGAGAAAGAGAATGAGCAAGCTAAAATCGCTGACACAAATGTTCTCAGCTTTCCCAAGCTACAGGCCGAGCGGAGCGCAGATCAGGGAGACGATGGAAGCTTTCTTGAGTTGTGTCGAGATATACGATGAAAGCGTCGTTGACGCGGCTTGCCGGAATATCACGCGCCAGTCGCGTGAGTTTCCTCCGTCAGCAGGTGAAGTCAGACAGGCTTGTGAGAAGGTCGTGTCAGCGACTCAACCACACAAGCCAAGCCAGCATAAGTTTAGCAGGCCATTGGACATTATGACTCCAGAGGAAGCCGCGGCTAGTCGTGAGCGCGTTCAGGAAATGATCCGAAAGTTTAAAGCCGGACTTCCTGCTCCTGACAAGCCTGTGGGAAGTGGTCCTTCAAATAAAAAAGACGCCTCCATTCAGATTGGAGACGCCTTGCTTGAGTCGTTGTTCGGCAGGGGAATTGGTGATTAGCTTGTTAGGAATTGGTGCTTATTAAATTATAATTTTTTCTTTTCTGACATGCTCAAGCTCTACCTTTGACCAATCAAAAGACAATCCGGCATGGACGGCGGCGCAAGCAAGCTTGAAGCGCTTGAAGGCCGCCGAATCAATAGGTTTGCCGTTTGTTTGATAGCCTAGCTCGTAGTCTGCGATTGATTGCTGGCTATATCCTGACAGTTCTGACAGGGCAGCGCGTGTCAAGCCAAGATTTTCGCGCCATTGTCTAGCGGCGTCATGTTCTGATAATTGTTTTTTTACCATGCTGGCCTCGTTGCCTTGGTCGGTGTGTAGGGGCGGTCTGGCTGTGGTGGCCGACCGCCCTGCTTTATTAAGCTGCTATTTTAAAATGTCCGAGATAGATTGATTTTTCTTCGTGGTTTATCTCGGCTATTGGCTGGACGTATTTAGTTATGTCCTCCGCTGAGCAAGTCGCCGCTGTGCAGTCGCCCTCCTGATTGGACGATAAGACAAGCCCTAAGCCTGCCAATGTCTGCCCTGTTCGTTTTGAATAAAACAAACCATGCGGCGCTTCGTCCTCAAACATTAGCCCCTCATCGTCAAGCCAAATGTCGTGTCCTGGTATAGCGTCGCGCAAAACATCAACTAGCTGGCAATCCAGTAGTCGATACATGTCAGACAATCCGCCGTCTATATCGACCTGGGAAATGGTGCCTGCTTTTGGGTTTATAAGATAAGCTTTCATCTGTGTTGCCTTTCGTGTTGGTGGCGTGTGGTGCTTCGCCTGTTAATCTTTATTGACTTTTACAGTTTGACAGAGTTCTGGTCCGTCAAATATCTCCTCATTTTCCCACATTAAATACTCATAAGCCTCCTCAAGCTCCTCTTGTTCAATTAAACAATTAATTTTATGTTCTGCTTGTTCCTTGCTTGTTGCTTCAAGGTATATCGTCGCGGTTTGTCCAATTGTGCGCGATACAACAATTGCAAAATGTCCCATTGGTGCTGCCTTTCGTTTTGTTGCCTGCCGTGGTGAGGCAGAGAAGGCCCTGAAGCGCTTCAGGAAAGGCGGCCGCTAGTATGGCAGCGCCGCCCTTCTCGCTGCCCTCATGCTGCGAGGTCTACTGGTGTCAATTCGGCTAGCTTCGCCTCTATCCAGCCTTCTGGATCGTTTGCAATTTGATCTTCAACATGGATGGCCGGAATACAAAGCGCCTCGGTTACGTGATGAAATGCTGGCTTGCATATGTCTGCTAATAGCTGCCTGGTTGCCTTGTGGTTGTTGTAGGGCCAAGAGCCGGAATAATAATGGCGCGTGTCTGCATAGGCATAGCAGAGGCGGCGCGGAAAGCTTGCGCTGGTTAGGACATAGGCGGCCGTCGCCAGGTCGAGCGGTGCGGTTTCAATCTTTGTAAAAACTGCCGCGCAATCTTTGCGAGTGTTAGCGTCAACCATAACGCCAGCCCATAATTCAACAGGGCGCTTCATTGCTAACAAGCGAACAAGCGCCATGACGGCTGCGCCACGTCTTTCGATAGCGTCAGCAGTGATTGAGCAGCTAGTCGTCAGGTCAACAATGACAGCAAGCGGCGCGCCTGCGTCGCGATATGTCACGCGCCGCCGCATAGCGTTAGGATGTCCAGCCAGGTAAGCAGGCACGTTAGGGATTGCGCCTGCTACGTCGTCAGCCCAACCCTTGCAGCTCGTATCAAAAGCAAAGCGTTCAAAGCGCTCAAGCAAGGCGTCGGATTTAGCGACAAGGGCAATGTCGCCCTCGCGTGTTTTTTTAACTGCCTGTAAGCCTGTATCTGTGCCGAAAAAATCATAGCTTCGGCGCGTCATGTTATCTGATGCCATGCAATTTTGTTTGGCGTATTCACCAAGCTCTGATGGGCTATCAAACAAAGCCCAATGATCGACGGCTTTTCGGTCGATTAGTTTTTGCACTGATTGGCAAGCTTCAAGAGTAAATTTGCGCATTGGTTAGCCCTCCACAATGCGGCGCTGATCGGCCGAAAGGTTTGCAAGATAGGTAAGGTTTGCCGCTTCATCGCTGGTAAAGCCTGCCGCAATAAGCGCTGCGCCTGCTTGTGAAGCGCGTGGGTCAATTAGGACTTTAACGCCTGCCTGGTGCGCACGTTCACGCGCTGCAATAACGCGACGTGCAAAGCCTTCATTGCCGCTTATGGCTACCTCAAGCGCTGTGTCATATTGCCAATTAAGACGGACTGGAAAGCGGCTTAAAAATGCTGCGTCGATCTTAGCGCGGCCCACGTATTCAGCAGTTGCGCCAAGTCCCCATGTGTTCGCGCTTCCGAGGATGATGCAGCTTGGATGGCGTTTGATTGCTTGGTCTGGGAAAGCGCAATGACCATTTGCAAGCGCTGCATTAAGCGCAAGCAGTGCGGCATTGTCTGAGCCGTCAACCTCATCGAACATATAAATGCCGCCATGCTCGTAAGCTTCGCGGAACGGTGTGCGATGATATGCGCCGCCTGCGTCAATAAAACCTAGCAACTCGAAAGCCATGCTAAGGGCGCCATTTAAGTGAAAAGGCAAACCAAGCGCGTCTGCAAGCATATGTCCGGCATGTGTCTTTCCTGATCCGGCAGGGCCTGCAATCCAGATATTAGGCGCAAAGCCATTAGCCATGCGCGAGCCTGCTGCGCGTAGCATGTTTTTAAATTGTGGGTGCTGGTGGCCTTCCATGTCGCGCCATTGGCCGTCAAAGCCTTTACATTCGATTTTGACGCTAGGAATTAACGCCAGCGCTGCGTTAATGCGCTCGTCAACAATGCGCGCCACTGTTTCAGGATTAATCGCTGAGCCAGCCATTTGCGCGATAAGTGAAGCAAGTTGAGCGGCTGCGTCATTTGCTGCCGGAATTGCTTGCGCTGCTGGTGCCTGCTTTACGGCATAGCTGCCGTTAAATAGGTCGCCTTTAACGGCCGCCTGCTTTGGCGCTTCCTGGTGTCCAGCCTTGTCAGCCTTAGAGCCTGCACGAACTGCGATTTTTTCCAGAACACGATATTGCTTAACGGTCGCTGAGCCGTGTTGTTTGTCCAATATCGTTTTAATGATTGCTCTAGCGAACTCACTATCCTTGTCAGAAACAAACCCCTGGTTGCCTAGTTTTGAAATTCTATCGGTAAGAGCCGCCACTTCGTCGCTATTATGTGGCCGTGGCTTGTGGTTTTCGTCGCTCATGTCGTCAGCGTCAGCGTCAGCCGTCACGCTTGCCACGTCGATGCAGAATAATGAAGCGGCCGTCAGCAATTGCTCGGCGCTCATGGTGTCAATGGTCAAGCCATTTGTTGAGCGATAAGCAGGCCAGCTAGGATTGCTAGTAATAGCCTTGCGCAATGCGCCTCTAGCTGCGCCTGAGAGTTTAATCGGTGCGTTCATGGTGGTTGCCTTTCGTTGTATTGCTGGTGGTGTCAGCGATTAAAAAGAGCGAGTGAACAAGCAAAGCGCCGCAAAGCTCATGAGCGGCACAAAAGCCATTGCGGCTATAGTGAATATAATTGTCTCAAGTGTTTTCATGATCGTTGCCTTTATGTTTACGGTTGGTGGTGACAACCGGCGCAAGTGATTTTGCGCTGACATAATCAAAAACATGTTTGCTAGTAATTATCAAGCCATAAAATGCTGTCAAACAACATATAATTAAAATATTTATAATAATAAGCAGTTGTAAGAATAAATAAGGCGTATGTCGCGTGAGAAAAACCTGTCAAGAGGCGGCGATGTAATTGAACAGCAATCAAGAAAGCGCCTTTTATTCACAAACAAGCTGACATGTCGTGCTAGCTATTTATTCATTGGTTGTTCTTAGCGCGACCAGCGCTGAACAAGCGTAAGCAAGCGTAAGCGCGAACACCTGGAGCGCCAGAAGCGACCGCAAAGCCTTCAACGCGATAAGACGCAACAAGCAAGCAATCAACGCGATCAGCGCGAGATAACGCTGACAGAAAGCAGTCAGCGCAAACAGTGCAATCAGCGCAAGCAGAAAGCGCAAGAAAGCAGTCAACGCGATTAGTTGAGCTTAGCGCGATTAGAAAGCAATCCAGAAAGTTATACGGAAAGGCCAAAAGAGAGGGCGCTTTGCTGACAGCTACGCATGTACACGCGCGAGGATCTGACATGGCGAGAGTAGGACGCAAAAGAAAGCCGGAGCTTGAACGCGAGCCGAACGGACGCGCTGACAGAAAGAAACAAGAGCCGCGCTTTGCGCCTGCTGCTATTAAGCGTCTGTCAGAAAGCGCTATTGCTGCCGCAAGTGATCCGCGACTAGGGACTGAACTCGGTCGCCTGCTGCTTGCTGGAGATATTACGTCCAGGCAAGCCGGAGCAGGCTGGGCCTGGGCAGAGATTGCTTTTGAGTATTATCAGGCTATTGGCGCAACGCCTTTACAGGTTAAACCGATAAGCTTAGAGCGCGGCGCAAAGACGCAAGCGCCTGATATTGAAAGCGAATTAGGGCAAGAGCTGAGCGAGAAAGACAAGCGCGCCGTCAAGCGCTTTGAACGCGCACACACGGTTTTATTGTCTCAAGGATTGCTAGGAGAAAGCGCAGCGCGTCGATTGTGTGAAGGGCGCGGCCAGGCGGCTTTCAACTATGAAGACAAATTACGCGCTATCAAGTCGTTGGAAGCCTTGGCGCTTTATTTCGCGGCCTGTTGACACGTTAGGAATTGATCGTCAGAAATGCACAAGGCGCTTTGCGAGCGCCTTTTGCCGCGTTCCTGCTTGGTCTTTGGAACGTGCATCAATCCTTTCAATAACATAAGCGCGCAATCAACTGCTCTTGCAACAGTTGGCGGCGCGAAACGTCGCGTTATGTGGTATCCAGATACCTCGTTCTTGGTTTGTTCCCTTGATTTCGGCCAGCCGCCCCCCCCTACACCCCCCTCTGGCGAAACCAGCCCCAGCCCCAGACCGGCTCCCCACAAAATTTCAAAAATCGACATTATGGAAGTTGTTGTCCGGCTAACACGGCATAGAGGCGTATATGGCAAGTTTGTTTCCAGCGCCGAAAGTTAATCTGGCGACGCTTGCGTCTTACGCTGCCAAGCCTGCTTTGGACGACAATGGGCGTCCTATACAAGTTTATTCATCGACAAGTCCTTCTGATCCTATGGGCGCACCTACAGGGACAGCGTGGCGTCAGAAGGCTGATGTTGCTGGCGTCGATAAGTATGTGCGCAATATGCAAGGCACGTCTGGCAAGGCTGATACGCAGACGCAAGGCGCAACGTATCTTGTTAATGGCGCTTCTGGCGCTGGCAGCTCCAAAGGCGGCTCGACGCCTATGACGCCTACTGCGACGTCTGAAGTTTTGCAGAATGTTGGCGGCGGCAAGTCTGTTTGGGCTGGTGAGGATTCTGCTCATGGCTCGACGGCGATGAGGGCGAACAAGTTTGCTGAACCGGCTCGCACTGGCGTTCGCAAGAAGGACGCGTTGGCTGCTTTGATTGAGAAAGAGTCTGAAGGCTACATTAATCAAAGGACGCGCAAATGACAGGCCCACGCGAAACAGGCGTCTTGTTAGGACAAGCGCAAGCAAGAACGGCGCGTCGTCAAACTGGACTTAACAGTGAGTCGATTGCAATTCAGCGCATTGCGGAAGCTTTGGAAGGCATTGAGGTGTCTTTAGCGGCTATGGCCGACATGGTTGAGGCTCAAGCTTATTTGGAACCGTATGAGCTGGATGAGGAAACTGACACGGCAGGGTGTGCGTAATGGCAGGGTTGCAGTCTAGCTTAGCTCAATTAGCTCAGCAGTCTGCTCCGTCACCTGCTCCTTCAACCCCACCTGCTCCACCTTCTGCAATGCCAACTGGACCACAAGAGCCTGATGTTTTGACAAAGGCGCGTCAGGAATATCCATTTATTAATCAGCACAATCCTCATGTTAAAATTAGTCCTCGGTCAAATGCTGGTTACGCAGAGACGTTTGGTCCAAACGAGGAAGGTGCTGGGGATTTTAAGCGTCCCAATGAATTTCCTATGGATCATACAGGTATTGAAATTTATCGTCCTGATAAATTCTCACACCATGATTTAGCGGCTGAATTTCTTCATGTTGATCCGAAAGCTAACGCAACACGCGAAGCTTTAAAGGGCACCTTTACGCCTCGTCAGCTAAAGATCATGCAAAGCGAGCCTGATTACACTGACAGCATTAAGTCTGGTCAATCAAAAGATCGCGCTATGCAAAACATGACGGATTCTGTCATGCGAGGTTATACGGTTGGTCAATGGCCGCAAAGAGTAATTGACGACTTTAAATTCACGGACAAGCAGCGCGGCATGTTGGATAATTTAAAGTCTTACATGAAAGGCGGCCAATAATGCCTAACATGGCCCCACAAACTGCTTATCAAGGATCAAAAGGCATGAAGTCTTATGAGCGATCAAAAGCCGACAAGTCAGCCGACCGTAAGTCCGGCAAAAGAGAAGGAAGTGCGGCTGAACGCGCTTCGGACGCTAAAGAGCTTTCCGCCGCGAGGGCCGGACAGAAAAAGCACTCTCGCACCATTGCCGGAAGTCACAAGCCCTCAAGGGTCTAAATAATGATCGAAGAGTTCGTTGGGCGCATGTTTGCGTTAAGGGACGCAAGCCATGTCGCGCATTGGGCGTCTCGCAGTTATGCGCAGCATAAGGCGCTAGGTAAATTTTACGACGAGATCATTGAGAAGGTGGATGGTATCGTTGAGGCGTATCAGGGTTATTTTGGATTGATTGGCCCTGTTGCTCCCCTGCCCTATAGCCGCGAAGCTATTATGGATCAGATTCAGTCTGAAGCTAAATGGCTTGGTGAGCATTGTGATGAGATATGCCGTGGGAACGGCGCTATTGAGAACATGCTTTATGATTTGGAAGCTATGTTCGCCAGCACTTATTATAAGCTTAAATTCCTTAAATGAGCGACGTGCATATGGGTGAAGCTCCGAAAGGCAAGCAAGCATTTCGGAAGGCTTACAACCGTGAAATTAAGCGTCAGGCTGATGAAGAGATTTTTGGCGCAAAGCCTTTAAGTGGGGAGGTTATTCCTCCTAAGAGGCGCAATCAGTGGAACAAGATAGAGCTGACTGCTGAGCTGAAAGAAGAAATTGTTCAGCGCGTCGCCTCTGGCGAGTTAATGAAGCATATATGCCAGGACGAGCATATACCTTCCTATTTTACGGTTCATCGTGAAGAGGAGCGTGATGCTGAGTTTGGCGCTGACATGCGCGCTGCCAGAAGGGTAAGCGCAAGCATATATGCCGATGAGGTCATTGAGATCTCTGACGAGGCAAAAGAAGACGTGAAGCCTGATGGCTCCGTTAATTATGAGCTAATTGCGCGTTCAAAGCTAAGAGCTGACAATCGTAAGTGGATTGCTGGCAAGCTCGATCCTGCGCGTTTTTCTGACAGGGTTCAAACAGACATTACATCAGGCGGCGAAAAGCTAGAAGCAAAGGAAATAACGCCTTTAGAAAGCGCGCGTCAAATCGCATTCATTCTTGAACTATCTAAGCACTCTCAACCAGAGGGCAAAGAGGATTAATTATGGCTACAATTTCTTCCGTCCTCGTTCCGACGACGATACTTTCTACAAACAAGATTAAATGGGCGCCATTAGCAAATGGCGACTCTGGCGCTGCTGTAGATCTCAACGATTACCCTACACGTTCTGTGCAGGTGCTTGGTACATTTGGCACAGGCGGCTCTGTAACGCTGCAAGGCTCAAATGACGGCGGCACGACTTGGGCTACACTGACAGATCAAAGCGGAACAAACCTTACATTTACGGCTGCTGGCATTAAAAGCATTCAGCAATCGACGGAATATATTCGCCCTACTGTTACGGCTGGCGATGGCACAACAGCATTGACGGTTTACGTTTTTCTTCGTGGCCGCGATCAATAAGGATAGATTGACATGGCAAAGGGTTCAACATTTGATAATCAGTTATTGGCGCTGATTTTCAATGCTACCGGCATTACAAATATCGCAGACAACACGGCTACGTCTCCTTTGACGAATTTGTATGTTAGCCTTCATACGGCAGATCCTACCGCGTCAGGCAATCAAACAAGCAATGAAGCAAGTTATACAGGTTATGCTCGCGTAGCTGTAGCGCGTTCTTCTTCTGGTTGGACGGTAACAGGCAATAGCGTATCGCCTTATGCGACGATCAGCTTTGGCCAATGCACGGCTGGTTCTGCAACCATTACAAACTTTGCCGTTGGCACGGCTTCAACAGGAACAGGCGAAATTCTTTATACCGGCACTGTTACGCCCAATATTGCTGTTGCTTCTGGCGTTACGCCTCAGTTGACCACAGCTTCGACGATTACCGAGTCCTAATAAAGCTAGGTCGCCGCAATGACATATAAGCTTGGCAACCGAATAAAAATGAGCGTTGTTGGAGCGCCTGGCGTTGGCGACGTAACTCTTGGTAGCCCTGTAAGTGGATTTTTATCTTTTAATAGCGCTCTCAACGACGGCGATAGCTGCCCTTATGTTATTGAAGATCCATATAATAATAATTGGGAAATTGGGATAGGCGTTTATTATGTTTCTGGCACAAGGCTTGTCAGAAATACGGTATTAGCATCAAGCGCTGGCGGCACATCAAAAATATCAGCCACCTCTTCTGCTATAGCAATGCTTTCGCCTAGCGCTGCTGATTTTATTCTGGCTGGAAATCAAACAAATTTTACTGGAACGTCACCGCAATTTTCATTTGGTTTAAATGGCGGAAATTTAGGCTCAATTCAATTTTACGGCTCAACGTCTGGCTCTGTTACAATTCAGGCAAATGCTGTCGCTGGAACAGCAACAACGCTGACGCTTCCAGCAACTTCTGACACGTTTGTTGGAAAAGCTACAACAGACACGCTGACAAATAAAACTTTTGACACAGCCGCAACCGGCAATGTGTTTAAAATTAATGGAACGCAATTAACGGCTGTCACAGGCACAGGAAGTGCTGTTCTTGCAACAAACCCAACCCTTACGACGCCTACCCTTGGCGTTGCGTCAGCGACAAGCGTTAATAAAATAACAATTTCTGCGCCAGCGACAGGCGCGACGCTAACGATAGCTGATGGTAAAACCTTAACAGCAAGTAATACATTGACTTTTGCTGGAACAGATGGAACCACAATTACGTTTCCATCGACTAACGCAACAATGGCCGGACTTAGTGGGTCAAACGTATGGACAGCTTCAAATAGTTTTACAGGTTCAACTTCGTCTATTTACTTGGGAGCAAATGGCGGCAATTTAGGTATTGCTACTTTTTATGGCTCTACATCTGGATCTGTTACGTTAAAAGCTGCTGCTGCTGCTGGCACCTCAACTGTTTTTCAGTTGCCATCAAGCAACGGAACATTAGGGTATGCTTTACAAACAGATGGGTCTGGCGCGACTTCTTGGGCTGCTGTTGTATCTCCATCCACTACCTCTAACATTTCTATTGGATACACAGTTTCTCCGTATAGCATTGGAACAATTTCAAGTGGGACAATAACGTTTAATTCTGCTAATGGAAATTATCAATATTATACCAACAATGGCGCTCATACATTAAATGCACCATCAAGCGATTGCGCGATTGATATTCTTATTACCAATTCCGGTACTGGCGGCGGAACCATCACAATGAGTGGTTTTACCGCACCAACAGGCGGCGGTGGCGATACGTACGCAACAACCGCTTCAAACAAATACATTTTGATGATTCGACGCATAAATAGCGTTGCAACATATATGTTTAAAGCCCTGCAATGACTGTTATATTTTTAACATCAGGAACGTCTTGGACTGTTCCAAATGATTTTTCTGCAGTTAATACAATAGCGGCTATTGGCGCTGGAGGTTACGGTGGCGACGGTTCTTTTGGAATAATAATAGGTAATATAGGACCGCCATATTATTTACCAATAATTAGTAGCACTGGCGGTTGTGGTGGCGGTGGTGGTGCGTTTGCGTCAATTTCAAACATAACTTTGACGCCAGGCGCAAGCATATCGTATCAAATTGGTGCATCTAGCAGCTCAACGTATGGTTCATATGCTTCTGGAGCAAATACATATTTCTTAAATACGTCAACTTTGTTTGCGCAAGGAGGACAAGCTGGAACAACAGCTAGTTTCGGATTAGGAGGCTCCTCAACATCTTGCGTTGGAACAATAAAATATAGTGGTGGTAATGGGGCAAGTGGTTTTTATTTTGGGAATGGAGTTGGCGTTACTCCGGCAGCACCTGGCGGTGGCGGTGGCGGCGCGGCAGGCCCTAATGGAAATGGTGGAAATGCGGCAACTGCGGCTACAGGTTCAGGATCTACTGGAGGAGCTGCTGATAACGGAACGGTAGCCTCTGCAACAAATGGAACTGAATATTTTAACGGAACTATTTATGCCGGTTCTGGCGGAGGAGCGACATCCGCATTTTCAGGAGTAGGCGCGTTGCCAACACCTGTCCCTGGATTATACGGTGCAGGTGGCGCTGGAGCAGGAAACTTTGATTCTTCAAACTATTATTTTTATTCTGCAAAATCCTCTGGTTCTGACGGAATTATTATCATTACATATGTTCCTTTAAAACCATCCGGTATGAACATGCCAATGTTAGGAATGTAACTATGCAAACCGTTGGCTATAAACTTGTCAAATCATCTGATGATTCAGTAATTGAATCATGGGGTGGAATATGGGGACAGTTACCAAATTTCCCTAATACGATTGTTTTGCCAAATGGCGATCATATAATAAGTCCTCAATTAGAAACAGATTATTCTGGACATAAAATAATTGAATGGCAAATGGACGCCCCTGCTCCGAATGTTCCTTTGCAAGTTCCTTTGTGGGCTGTTCGCGTTGTTTTAATTAACAATAATTTATTAGGCCAAGCGCAGGCGGCAATAGATGCTTCTACTGACATCGCTTTAAAAACGCTATGGGAGTATGGCAATTTTGCCAATAGAAATTCTGCAGCAATTAGCTTGTTGGCTAAAACATTAAATTTGACAGATGCTCAAGTAGATCAATTTTTTATTGACGCAAATAATTTATCCGTCTGAGGAAATTAAATGGCCGATAATACAGTAATTAACCCTGGTTCTGGGGGCGATACAGTTCGTGATGTTGATCGTGGAGCTGGCGCTAAAACACAAGTTGTTCAATTAGACTTTGGTGGCGTTTCTTCAAACGCTGAATATTTGATTAATGCTGGTCAAAAAACTAGCTTGCTATCTATTCCTGTTGTTATTGCGTCAGATCAAACGCCTGTAACAGTAATTGATCCATACGCAATATTACAAGCGCAGGCGGCTTATTTGGAATTAGCTCAGGTTCGCGCTGCCGCTTTAAATGGCTTTCTACCAGTTGAATATCCATCATTCTTACTAGGAGCTAACTAATGGCACTTTCACCACAGGCGCTTATCAAGGGAATTGTCTCACGCGCTTTACCTTCTCTAAATCCAGACGGTTTCAACAACGACGTTGCAGTTCGTCAAGGATCATACGGCGAAGTATTTACGATGCCAGCCATTCGTAAATCGCATGTTTTGGCAGACGAAGGCTCGTATTATGTAGCAAACAACGCGCAAACAGGTCTGGCGTCTGCTTACAACACGTCTTACACGGCAACCGCGCCGATGTTTACGGTATATAACAACAACACCAACTTGAGAGTCTATCTTGATTATATTGGTCTTGTTGCAATTGCTGCAGGCGCCTCAGCGACAACCGCTGGTTATACGGCTATTGGCGTAGTTGTTGACCAAGGCAACAGATATTCATCAGGCGGCACATCTCTTTCGCCAGTATCTCCAAACATGGCTACTTCTGCTGCGTCTAACGTCATTATTTATTCTGGCGCTGTGACTGCTACAGCTGCATCAGCTAACGCCAGAACTGTCGTTGGCATTAGGAATATTCGACCTGCTTTATCTGCATCTGTTATAAATGTAATTGGCGACACATGGTTGTTAAATTTTGGCGGTGTGGAGCAAAGTGCTTCTGGCCAAATTTCAATTACGTCAGGTGTTGCAAACGTGATTCCACAAGGTTTACCGCCTGTTATTATTGGCCCCAACCAAACAGCTCTTGTTTATCTTTGGTATCCAGTAATGTCTACGCCTTCTGCCGCGACGTTTGCTCCAGAGATTGGTTTCTGGGTTCGCTAACTTTAATTAAGGTCACAAACTAATAGCGTAAGGGGGGAGCTGATTTGTCTCTTCTTACGCTTTATCGTCAAAATTTATCTACAGCATATTCGGTTGCTGCCGCAACCGGCACTGCAGCAACCCTTGCTGTTGGTGTAGCAGCAAAAGTTGGTGTTTTTTCAGTTGTTGGCGTTGCGACAGTTTTAGGAACTGGCGCATCTAAAGCTATTACGCAAGCAAATGCCTTTGGAATAGTTTCGACTAATGTAGTCGGCGCATCATTAAATCAAGCAAAATTATTTTCGTCAGGGTCTACTTACGGACTGGCGTATTCTAATAGTGTTGCGTTTGACAATCTTGGTGGTCCAATTGCTTCGGCTCCAATATTATGGGGTCCGATAGCTTCTACATATATTTCAGTTCGAATTTCTAACGGATTAACAGGTGTTGGAAATTCAATTGCTGGTTCAAGCGCTGCAGGCGTTGGAGCTAATGCCCTTCAATCGGTTGGTAGTTCTAGTAGTTCATTAAATGGAATTGCCGAAACCAACGTTTTAGGCGCAGAAGTTCTTGCTCGATCGCCTATAGCTTTTGGTTCAACACTTTTAAATAATGCTAAAGCCGTAGGTCTTGCGGCAACATTTGCCTCTCGTTCTGTTAGCGCAACAGGTTCTTCAAGTAGCGGTTTTATAAGTCCTTATGCTGTAACAGGCGTTGGATCGGCAACATCCAGCGCTTCTGGCTTTATGCCTGCAGCATGGGCTTACTCTTCGTTTGCGCAAGCAATTGCTAACGCTGATGGAACAGGTGTTTTACAACCATCTGTTTTTGTTCCTGGCTATTCTTTAGATGCAATAGCAACAGGTAATTTTGTCGCAATTTGGAAAGTTGCCGAACCGTTTATTTGTAATAACACAAGCACAGGAACTTTTGTTAGCTCTGCTATTGCTAAGTCAAAAGCATCAGCATCAGGTTTATCTTTAGGAATAATGATTAATTATGGTTTCGGTATTGCAAACGCAGCCGGATCTTCTCTTGGCGTGGCTATCCCACCTCAAGCAATTGCCGCCGCTATTGGCTCCGCGTCCGTGAACGGAGTCGGTGGATATTCATATTTCTAGTTCGCGGACGCATTTAGCGAAAATATCGGAAAGGAAACATAATGCCAGCTCCATATACACTTACTGAATTGCATGGTCGTCGTTTGGGCTTATCACTTGCTAACCGCGTTCTTGCTCAAGGCCGCTGGTCAGACGTAACAATGACCGCCGCTACGAACGGCACAAACGCAACAAAAGTCACGTTTCAGCTTGTCGATCACGAAAACGTAGCCGTGGCTGCTGTTCGTTCATTCCTTGTCACGCTGTCAGACGATGCTACGAACGGCGCTGGTCTTACGGCTACGACCGCTTCTGGCGCAGTGACATGCACGACTGGCGCTGATCTTGGTCAGCCAACCGCTAAAAAGTCCATCATTGTCCAGACTAACTCATCTGGTGTTGCAGTCCTGTCAATCACTGACACGGCTAAAACGGCATTCACTGTCGTCGCTAACATTATCCCAGATCATCTTTCACTCTTGACTCTTGCTACGGCCAACTACGGCTAATAGCTTTTGTCGCAAGTTCTTAATGACCTTATGGCGAGCCTTGACGGCTTGCCAGAGGCAGAGCGTAAAGCGTTATATGAACGCGCTGCGGCAGCCACGTCTGGTTATAAATGGCTACCCTCCCCTGGCGCACAAACAAGAGCGTATTTTTGTCCTGCTGACATACTGCTTTATGGTGGTATGGGCGGTGGCGGCAAATCCGATCTTGGCCTTGGATTGGCGTTTACCGCACACCGTCGGTCGCTAGTTTTACGCCGTAAATATGCAAACCTGTCAGCTCTGACGGAACGCGCCATTGAAATTAATGGAACGCGGTCAGGCTACAATGGATCGCCACCGCCTCTTTTGAGGACAGAAGACGGACGATACATTCAGTTTGCCGGAAACCAGCACCTCGGAGACGAGCAAGACTGGCAAGGCCATCCATTTGATTTGAAAGTTTTTGACGAGGCTACTCAATTTTTGGAGTTGCAAGTCAGGTTCCATCTTGGCTGGTTGAGAACGACAGATCAAAATCAACGTGTCAGAGCATTGCTGGCGACCAACCCTCCAGTGGATGCGGAAGGCGACTGGATTATTGGCGTATTTCGCCCATGGTTAGATCTGACACATGGCAACCCTGCCAAGCATGGCGAGTTGCGCTGGTATGTTACTGCTCCAGACGGCAGTGATTTAGAAGTAGATGGACCAGAGCCGGTTAATTTACCTGGCTCGTCAGGTCCAAGTATTCCAATGAGCCGGACATTTATTCCGGCAAGCTTAAAGGACAATCCTTATCTAATTAACTCTGGCTATCAGGCTAAGCTTGACGGCCTGCCAGAGCCAATTAGATCGGCTGTTCGTGACGGTAACTTTATGGCCGCGCGAGCTGATGCTGATTTTCAAGTCATTCCTACGCAATGGGTCATTGCGGCAGAGGCGCGCTGGAAAAATGGAAAGCCAGAAGGCGGCCTTATGTCAGCCATGGCAGTTGATATTGCTCAAGGCGGCTCTGACAGAACTGTAGTGGCGTGTCGATATGGCGGATATTATTTGCCTCCTGTTGCGGTCAATGGGTCGGATACGCCTGATGGATCATCTGTGGCGGCTCTTGTTGTCAAGTATCGCCGCGATAATTGTCCCGTCGTTCTGGATATGGGTGGTGGTTATGGCGGAGACACGTTAAGCCGCCTAAAAGACAATGGTATAATTTGTGAGCGATTTAACGCTTCAAACAAATCAACAACAGTTGCAAATGACGGATCAAAACTTACCTTCCGCAATAAGAGAGCGGAAGTATGGTGGCGCTTTAGAGAAGCCCTTAATCCAGATCAGGAAGGCGGATCTAAAATTGCATTGCCTCATGATCCTGATCTACGCGCTGATTTGTGCGCTCCTACATGGAGCCTTGGCAGTTCTGGCATTCTTATAGAGTCAAAAGAAGACATTCGTAAGCGAATAGGCAGATCGACTGACAAAGGCGATGCTGTTGTTATGGCTTTAGCGCAAGGCGAAATAGCTTTAAAAAAACGCTTAAAAGCTTGGACTGAAAGACCATCAACAGCAAATGTTGGTTATGCTTCATTAAAACGGAAATCTAAGTGAAACAAAGTTTAAAGCAGCTTTTTGAAAAAGCTCTTAAACATGGTGGCAGCACACATACCTTAGAAGATATTGAAAAAGGTATTCAAAATGGATCTCTTCAATATTGGGGAGACAATCAATGCGCTGTCATAACTGAAATTATTAATTATCCACGCACAACAAAACTACACATTTTTATTGTTGCTGGTAATTATGCAATGGCAGTTGAGCGTTATTTGCCAGAATTAAAAAGGTTTGCAAACGAAATTGGCGCATCAGCAATTACAGCAATAGGCCGTAAAGGCTTTGAGAGAATTGTCCCAAAAATAGGGTTTCAACCAAAATATACAGCATTTCAGCTTGATCTCGAAAGGAACGATCATGAGTAAAGGTGGCGGTGGCGGCAATAACACAATGCAACAACTTGCAGCTATTTCAGCAATTCAATCTGCACAAGCGGCATCTGCCGCCGCACCTCCTCCGGCTCCGACTGCTCCTGCAGTAGCGCCTATGCCTTATATGCAATCTTCTGCTGCGGCGGAAGCTGCCAGAAATAACTTTTCAAACAATTTACAAGGCGAGCAAGCTAATGTTCTTGGCGGTTCCAAGAAAAAGAAAAGCACTCTCGCGGCTGCGCCTGGAAACGCAACACCAAATACAACGGCGTCTGCAGCAGCTCCTCAGACGGATAGTTTCAATAATACCAAACTTGGTGCCTAATATATGAAAGCCAGGGTTAAGGAACTCATCGAACAAGGTGAGCGCCTCTTTTCCTCGCGCATCCAAATTCTCAGCCTTTGGCAATCAATAGCTGAAAATTTCTATGTGGAGCGTGCCGATTTTACAACGACGCGTTCAATAGGACAAGAGTTTGCCGCCCATTTGATGACAGGTGTTCCGGCTATGTGTCGGCGCGATCTTGCAAATCAAATTGGTGCAATGCTTCGCCCTCGCGGCCAACCTTGGTTTCACGCTAGGACGCCTATTGAACAGCTCAACCGCGATCCTGCTTCACGTCAATGGCTCGATTGGGCCAGCGATAAAATGCGCCTTTATATGTATGACACGCGCTCTGGTTTTATTAGAGCAACGCGCGAAGGCGATCATGATTTTGCGGCTTTTGGACAAGCAGTCATTTCTGTTGAATTAAACAGGGATAATGATGGCTTGCTTTTTAGGTGTTGGCATTTACGAGATGTCGCTTGGTCAGAAAATTATCACTTTGAAGTTGATCTTGTCCATCGTAAATGGAAGCCAACAGCGCGTCAATTAGCTCAGTTATTTCCAAAAACTGTTAGCGATAAGATAAATAAAGTTTTAGAAAAAGATCCTTATAAAGAAATAAATTGTCGTCATATTATTATTCCATCAAATGATTATGATTTATCAAATACTAAGAAAAAACATCCATTTGTTTCTATATATATAGATGCTGATAATGAAACAATTCTTGAAGAAGTGGGTGTTCCTGAAAACACATACATTATTCCTCGTTGGCAGACCGTCGCAGGATCTCAATACGCATATTCACCAGCAAGCGTAATTGCCATTTCTGACGCCAGAATGTTGCAGCAAATGACGCTGACATTAATGGAAGCAGGTCAAAAAGCTGTTGACCCTCCGATGATGGCGGTGGGCGACGCCATTCAAGGCGGCGTTAATCTTTTTGCTGGCGGCATTACTTACCTTGACGCTGAGTATGACGAAAGAACAGGCGAAGCGTTGCGCCCATTGCCTTTGGATAAAAGCGGTCTTCAATGGGGCGATGCAAGAGAGCAAAAAGTCAGAGAGCTTATTACAGAAGCTTTTTATCTCAATCAGATCCAGCTCCCAGAATTAAAGGGAGACATGACAGCGTTTGAAACGCAAAAGCGCGTGGAGGAATACATCAGACGCGCCCTTCCTCTTTTTGAGCCAATGGAAACGGAATACAACGGCGCTCTTTGTGATCGGACGTTTGACATCCTTCTTCGCAACGGCGCGTTTGGAAACCCCTGGGATATGCCGCCGTCTCTGTCAGGTCAAAACATTAGATTTACTTTTGAAAGCCCTCTACAAGCTGCTCAGACAAGAGCTAATAGCCAAGCCTTTATGTCTACTGCTCAGCTTCTTCAGACTGCTGCACAACTTGATCCTATGGTTGTTCATGACATGGATATGGATCGTGCGTTCCGTGATGCCGCTGAAGGTGCTGGCGCTCCTGCTGCTTGGTTTGTTGATGAAAAACAAGCCCAGATGGCGAAGATGCAAGCGCAGGCTCAGCAAGCAGAGCAAGCGCAGCAACAGCAAGAAATGGCGCAAGCGCAAGCAACCGCGCAAATGGCTGAACAAGCAGGCGGTGCAGCAAAAAAATTTAGCGATGCACTAGCTCCGCGTCCAGGCGATCAACAAATAGCACCGTAAAGTAAATGCCAATAAGAAAACGATCTTCGGATCGCAGGCCGTGGAAACCTTCCCCCTGCGATAAAGCAGACGTGTATGCCCTTAAAGCGCTCGCGTCTGGCGGAGCCAGTGAAGGGCAGCAAAAACGCGCCCTCAATTGGATTTTAAACGTGGCGTGTGGCGTAGCTGACACGACCTTTTATCCAGACAGTCCGAGAGATTCTGACTTTGCGTCCGGCAAGAGATTTGTCGGTCTGGAAATTGTGTCGCTCATAAATATGCCGTCAGCCTCCTTAGAGGACGAATTGAATGAGTGACGATTTAAGCGTCGGCGGTATGGCTTCAAATGACGGCGTTTCCCCTCAAGGCGACGCCGTTTCTGCGTCTGACACAGGCTCAGAAAAACTAGGAACAATCGCAAGCGGAAACGGTAGCGATCAGCCGGTATCTACTCCTGCCGACTGGCCGGAAGATTGGCGCACAAAACTTGCTGGTGAGGATAAAAGCTATCTTAAAACTCTTGATAGATTTAACTCTCCGTCTGACCTGGCAAAAGCTTATCGTGATGCTCAGCAAAGATTATCATCTGGCAATTTACGGTCATCTCTGCCTGACAATCCGACAGAGCAAGAATTAAAAGCGTGGCGTTCGGAGAATGGCGTTCCTGAAAGTGCAGATGGCTATAGCTTCGATTTAGGCGATGGTTTTGTCTGGTCTGACACTGACAAGCCGCTATTGGATGATTTTGCCAAATACGCTCATGAAAATAACATTCCTTCTCAATATGCAAAAAAGATCGCAGATTTTTACGCTTCGCAGCAAGGACGGAATGTCAATCTCATACAGGATTTTGATGAGCGCAATCATCAGGAAGCTGAAGATAACCTTCGTCGTGAATGGGGCAATGAATATCGCAAAAACTTAAATGCGATTAATAATGTTTTGGACTCATTTGCGCCTGATGATTTTAAGACGCAATTGTATGAGGCAAGACTGCCTAACGGAAAAATATTAGGCGATGATCCACGTTTTCTAAAAGTGATGGCGGCAATCGCGCGTGAAGCTAATCCGACGGCAACAGTTGTTCCGTCAAATGGATTTGCTAATGCTGAAGACGAGCTGTCAACGCTTCAAAAGAAAGTCGGCACCAAAGAATATTGGGCCGATAAAAAGATGCAAGCACGTTATCAAGAACTTCTTGGCGTTAAAGTCGCCAGAGAAAGTAAGGGACGCGCTGCGTAATTCGCTCTGAGCGGCTAGACAACCTGCATATGCAGCCCTGGCTGAATGAGCAACTAACCCAACCCATACGCATTCGAGAAGCCCCATAGGGCGCTAAGTGGCTCGCTGGTTTTAGGTCAGCGGCAACCCATAACGCGCGCCTATGGACAACCAGATCGAGGCGTCTTTCCAAACCGAAAGGTGCTTCAAAATGTCAAATACTGCTTTTCAGTTACAATACCGGCAGGAATTTATTGCCGGTTTCGAGCAAGGTCAGTCTCTTTTGCGCTCAGCTTGCGTAACGGAGTCTGTTATTAAAGGTAATCAGGCAGTATTCCTGGTTGCTGATACTGGCAACGCTGCGGCTGTTACGCGTGGCGTAAACGGTCTAATCCCAGGCCGCGCTGACAACCTGAACCAATATACGGCGACGTTGCAGGAATGGCACGACAAGCCACGCCGCACCGGCTTCAACATCTTTGCTTCGCAGGGTGATGGCCGCCGTATTATGCAGGAAACGACCATTAAAGTCATGAACCGTAAGATCGACCAGGACATCCTTGGCGAGCTTGCTAACGCCAGCAACAACACTGGCACGGCTACGACTGCCTCTTTGAGCCTTGTTATGAAAGCTCAGGCAATCCTTGGTAAAAACGAAGTTGCCGTCGATGAAGAAGAAAACATGTTCTTCGTCGCTTCGCCAGCTTTCCGCGCTTACCTGATGCAGACCAAAGAATTTGGTTCGCGTGATTGGGTTGACATGAACCTTCCATTCATTGATTCTGGTGCAGATCTTGGCGTTAATGGAACGCGTAAAGTTGAGCGCTGGGCTGGCTTTAACTGGATTTGGCATCCACGCCTGTCTGGTGCAGCGACGTCTGCTGAGAAGTGCTTTGCCTTCCATAAAGACGCTATCGGCCATGCCGTCAACACTGGCGAAATGGACGTTAAAGCTGGTTACAACGAGGAAGACGATTATTACTTCGCTCGCAGCACGATCTTCATGGGATCGAAGCTGTTGCAGACGAAGGGTGTCGTTGTCGTAAACCACGACGGTTCTGCATACTAATAATTAAGCCGTGGCCTAGCGCTACGGCTTTTTATTTTCAACTTTCATGAAAGGAAGCCTCAATGGCTTATTCAACGTCAAACCCACCGGCGCTTCTTGTTCCGGCTCCTATGGACAACCAAATTGGCCCACAGCTTTGGGCTTATAAATCAACCGATGCTATCGCAACGGTTCTTGGCTCTGGCTACTTTTCCAATGGCTATGCCCTTGGAATGGATGTTGGCGATCTTGTGTTCGTTTACGACACGACCAATACGCGCGTTTCAATCACTGTTGTCGTAAGCTCAAGCAGCTCAACTGGCGCTGCGTCTCTTGGCACGACTGCCACGACGACATCTGCCGCTGGCGCTCTGACACTGAGCTAATAAGTTTTGGAGGGGGCCATTCCGGCCCCCTTCTTTTTTGTGGAGTATAATATGCAAGAAGCTGGCGTCCCTATGATACGCGAATCTCGATTAAGCTTTGTCGAATTTGCGCGTCAGGCCCATCATATCGTGCCAGAAGAAGGCACAAAGTTTGAAGACATCTTAAAAGATTCTTACTGGTCGCTTGTGGCTGTTAAGTTTAAGCCAGGTGATCTCGTAGAAATTCACGCGGAAGACGGCAGTTACTTTGCTGAGCTTTATGTCCGTGCTGCTGGACGTAATTGGGCAAAGATGGCGCTTCTTCGCAAGGTCGATCTTGAGCCTGTCGCGGCTGCTATGGTTAGCCCTGAGTTTGAGGCGGCTTGGAAAGGCCCACATCGTAAGTTTTCAGTTGTCCGTTTGTCTGACAATCAGATTATTAAAGACGGCTTTGAAACGCGCGAACAGGCGCTCGATTACATTAAATCCCATGTCAGAGCTATGGCGGCTTAATGATGCTAAATTTCCGTGCCAAGTTTAAAAGCGCAATCTTCTTAGCCGCGCTATTATTTTGCCCTTATCAAGCAAAAAGCTTGACATATTATCAAATGTCATGGGGCATTACGCAGGGAACGTCCCCCTACTCTTTTGGGGCGAACCTTGCTGGAACCTGGTATCCGCTTGGCACGGTATCATCATCTGGCACATGGGCTGTTCCTGTTGGCTATATTGTAAATGGGACCACACCTATTTTGTCAGCGGCAAACTCTTGGTCGTTGACACAAACGCTAACACAAGCTCCCATTATAACGGCTCTTACAGGTTATGTTTATTGTAACGGCGCGAGCGCTTGCACGGCTTCAGCAACTATTCCTGTAGCTAATATTGTCAACGGCTCTACGGCAATATTATCAGCCAATAATACTTGGTCGGCAACCCAAACTTTAACTTTAGCGCCAATTATGACGGCTCTTACAGGGTATGTATATTGTAATGGGTCAAGCGTTTGTTCTGCTTCAACAAACGTTCCTGTTACAAATGTTGTAAATGGCTCAACTGCACTTTTATCTGCTGCAAACACATGGTTGCTGACACAGACAGATACGGTAGCGCCAATTATGAAAGCGCTGACAGGATATGTTTATTGCAACGGAAATAGTGCCTGCAATGCTGCAACAACAATTCCTGTAGGGAATATCGGCTCAATAGCTGCAAATACCGTCATTACAAATGCGACAGCAACGAGCGCTCAGCCTACAGCTTTTGTAATGCCCTCATGTAGTAGCGCATCAAACGCTTTGACATGGACTAGCGGAACAGGTTTTACCTGTAATACATCTATAACGGCTAATATTGCTGCTGCTGGCAACTTGACTGGATCTACGCTTAATAGCGGCGTAACAGCATCTTCGCTGACATCTTTTGGAAGCTCGCCAACGCTTACAACACCAAATATTGGCGCAGCCACAGGAACATCGTTAAATCTATCGTCAAGCAAATTTATAGCCGATTCAACAGGTAAGGTTACAGCTTTATACGCTATCTATAGTTTAAGCACTGGAACAACAACAGGCATCACAATATCAAATTGTGGAACGAGTCCGACAGTGCAGACTGGCAGCAATATGATGAGCGGTCAGCTTTATAGCGGCGGCACGGCAACCACATCATGTCAAATTGCCTTTGCTACAGCATACTCAACAACAGCTTATTGTGCTGTTAGTCCTGTTGGTGCTGCAAATTCCGGTATGTATATTTCAACGCAAAGCAAAACAGGTTTCACTGTAAATTATACAAGTGCTACATCACTTGGCATTAGCTACGTTTGCCATGGTTATTGATTAATAACAGGAATTGCTATGACTCAATCTGTAACACGTCAGCAATTTTTTAACGCTGTCGCCCAACAAGGTAGCATGGAAACGCTTTACGAAGCGGTAACGGCTAACAAAGGCAATCCTGTATGGATTGAGTTTAATAGTGCTGTAAATGTTATTCCAGGCGACGCACTTTCTATTTTAACTCAATCTACATTTGGGTGGACTGACGATCAAATGGCCGCGCTGTTTATAGCAGCGCAAGGCTTTGCCGACCCAAACGGCGTCGTATTTAATGCAAATAATAAATTAACACTTTATAATAAAGCATTGCGACATCTTGGCGAGCGCAAACTTTCATCTTTATCAGAAGGCAGAGAGTCGCGCCGCTATTTGGACGATGAATACAACGATGTTTTATTGTTGTGTTTAAGAGCAACAAACTGGAATTTTGCCACTAGAGCAATTGAAATAGATTCCGCCAGCGCTATCACGCCATCCTTTGGCTATCAGTCTGCATTTCAAAAACCTGCGGATTGGGTAAAGACCACATGGGTTTCAACATCAGAGACGTTTGACCCTCCATTGCGTAATTACCAGGATCAAGATGGATATTGGCTTGCAAACGCAGACACTATTTACGTTAGATATGTTTCTAGCACACTAGGTAATAATATTTCTGCATGGCCGACAGATTATGCTGAATATGTTGGCGCGGCTTTGGCAAGAACAATTGTTGATCGTGTTACGCAAAACGGCGAATTTAGCGACAAGATCGAAAAGCGTGAGAGAGAATATTTTAAACGCGCTTCAGCAAATGACGCACTAGATCAGCCTCCTACACCATGGCCGCTTGGCACATGGACGACGAGCCGCATTCGTCGTGGTTATATTGGCTATTATAGCAATTCAATCAAGAACTGGTAAAATATGTCACGTCAAGAAATCCCATTTTATTCTCCTAATCATGGAGAAGTATCCGCGCTTGCTTTAGGGCGCGTTGATGTCGATAAACTTCGATTGTCTGCTGACACAATGGTTAATTGGACGCCCCTTATTATGGGACCAATGACATTGCGACCTGGAACAGAATTTATTGGGAATACGTTAAACAATAACCCATGTAAATTACTTGAATTTATATACGCAACTACTGATACAGGATTAATTGAATTAACAGATAGCAATATGCGTGTATGGCTAAATGATGCTTTAATTACACGCGACACAGTGACTAGCACAATTCAGCCGTTTTCATCTTGGACAACTGTAGCGTCAAATCAAGCAAGCGTTTCAATTGATTCAATTGGAAATCTTGTAATCAAAGGTGTAACGCAAGGTTCTATATCTTATGCTTACGGAACAATAAATTGCGCTGAAAATCAAAATAAATCACATGGCGTAAGAATATCAGTTCAAAAAGGAGAAAATGTTAATTTAAAAGTTGGAACGTCTCAGGATATGCAAGATGTTTTTCCAACAACTATTTTAGCTCCTGGCGTGCATTCATTAAATTTTATTCCAACGCCATGTGTTTATACTGGATATATTTCAGGAACAACTCTAACTGTAACATCTGTAACAAGCGGTTCAATCGCAATCAATCAATCAGTTAATGCGTCAAATATTACAAACGGAACCATCATTACAGCTTTTGGAAGCGGCACTGGAGGCGTTGGAACATATACTATTAATAATTCTCAAACAGTCGCAAGCTCGTCTAGCCCACAAGCATTGTCTGGCAAAAACGATCAAATATACATTCAGATCGAGAGCCGAGGACTTGTTACTGCAATTATAAATCCAATTTTAATTGAGGCTGGCGGCCCTATGGTGTTGCCGACTCCATGGTCAATGACAAATTTAAATACATTAAAATACGATCAATCAGCGGATGTGCTTTATATAGCAACAGCCGGTATGCAACAGAGAGTTATTCAAAGACGTGCATTTAATTCATGGTCTATTGTTAAATATCTGACAGATGACGGTCCATTTCCTGCAACAACAGGGGATGCTTCTATACAAATGACGCCTGGAGCATTGCGAGGCGACACTACTTTGACATCTAGCAGCTCATCTTTTTTTAATAATGATATGGTTGGAGCTTTAATAAGACTATTTCATCAAGGGCAAGATACTACAGAAACTCTTAACGTAGCCGATACGGCGACAATTCCGCTTATGGTAACTGGAACGTCTGTTATTCCTTATGTAAATAGTTCTGGCACTCAAACTTCACAAACGACTACAGACAGACAATTTAACATTACAATATCTGTTACCTCTGATTTTAAGGGGACAATATCTTTACAAAGAACTTTTGATCCAGAAGGATTGGCTGATTTTGTTGAGGTTGATTCAACTAATTATGTATTCACAGCAGCAGCAACGAAAACATTTGACGACAAAATGAATAACGTCAAAGTTTATTACCGTTTGTATATGAAGGGTTATACATCAGGTTCAGCAACGTGCAATCTTTCAATAGGCTCTGGTGGGGGCGCTGGTGTAGCAAGAATATTAAGTATTAATTCAGGAAGTAGCGCAAATATTGAAGTATTAAAACCCTTCTCTGCAGCAAAAAGTTTTGGTTCTGGCACAACAACTCAGTGGCGTTTGGGTGAATGGAACGGCAATGATGGTTGGCCTACAAGCGTAGCTATTCATGAAGGTCGCTTATGGTGGTCTGGAAATGCTAGAATATGGGGATCTGTATCAGATACATATAATTCATTTAATTTTGACGCAGTCGGTGAAGCGGCCCCCATTGATCGTTCAATAGGAAAAGGCCCAATTCAAAATTGTAATTTTATGATGTCATTGGGCCGATTGGCAATAGGAACAGATGCAGGTGTTATTACTGCTAGATCGACAGCCCTTGATGAACCTTTAACGCCAACTACTTTCAATATTAAATATAGCAATACGCAAGGAACGTATAATATTCGCGGATTATCACTTGATACAAAAGGTATTTTTATTCAAAGATCAGGTCGTCGTATTTATATGATAGAATTTACGACAGCAACCTATGAATACAAAGCAACTGATTTAACAAGACTTAATCCTGATATTGGATTTTCTGGATTTACAGAAACAGCCTTGCAAAGGCAATACGATACACGTTTTTGGTTTGTCAGAAATGACGGACAAATTGCTTTGTTGCTTTGGGATGAAGATGACGACGTAACAGCATGGTTTAGATATACAGCGGCAAATAACGGCTTTTATGAAAGAGTAGCTGTTCTCCCAGGAGATTTAGAAGACAATGTTTATGTTGTCGTAAAGCGAAATATAAATGGACAGACTGTTCGCTGCATTGAAAAGTTTGCGCGTCTCGATGAATGTCAAGGTGCAAACAGAAATAAGTTAGTTGATTGCCATTCATTGTATTATGGAACGGCAACGACTGCCCTTACTGGTCTTTCATATCTTGAAGGTCAAATTGTTTCGGTTTGGGGCGCAAGTGCAACAGATGATGCTAATGGAATTGGACGAGATCTTGGAACCTATACTGTCACAAACGGACAGATTACCGGCCTTCCCATCGCCGTTGTTAATGCTGTTGTTGGATTGCCTTATACTGCACAATTTGTATCAGCTAAACTCGCTTTTGCTGCTAAAGATGGAACCGCTTTAAATAAAGCTAAGCGCGTCAACAAGATTGGGTTCATTCTCGACCATACTCATTATCAGGGCGTAAGATACGGACAATATGACAAATTAACAAACACATATACTGCAGATAATTTGCCATTAGTAGAAAACGGTGTTTCAACACAGTCAGATACTATTTGGAATAATTACGATTATCAGCAATTTGAATTTAATGGCATGTGGAATACCGACTCTCGTATTTATGTAGAGGCCGCCTCCCCTCGTCCTGCTACCGTCCTTGGCTTTACGTTTGAGATAGAGACGAGCGGCTAATGGTCATGCGCGTTGATTGGTCGACTGGGGCTGACTTTGTAGAATTTAGGGAACAACCACCTTATCGCGTTGTGTCATTAACAGGCAGAAATGAGCAAGGCAAAATTATAGCATTGGGTGGAATTGCATTTTTACCCAATGGTCTGAAGCTTGCGTTTTCTGAGCTTACGGACGAAGCCAGAAATAATCCTATCGCGTTGCATAAAGCAGGTCATAGGATTGTTAATTGGGTTAAAGAACACAATTTTAAACAAATAGTCGCCAGTTATTCAGAAGATCAAACACCAGCATCTATTAGATGGTTAAAACGGTTTGGTTTTAAATTAAGTGAAATTGGCGGCATCAAGCTTTGGATATTGGAGATTAAATAATGCCTGACCTTGCAGCGGCCGCCGCTATCGCTGGCTTAGCTAGTAGCGGCATAAGCGCCTATAATACAATAGCAGGATCTAATGCTTCTGCCGCCGCTTCTAATAACATGATGGCAATGGCCCCTTTTAACTTTATCTTACAACAAGCTCAAGCTGACTATGCAAATAAACAAGCTGAAAACGCATTGCTGGAAGGACAATATGAAAAGCAGGCAGCAGATTACCAAGGTGATAACGCTTTAGCTTCAGCCCAGGCTCAAGCTAGTCAAGATGCACTACAAGGTAAGCTTGCTTTGTCAAAGCTTCAAGCCGAAGCTGCATCTGGAGGTGGGACGGCTTCTGATACTGGCACAGTTATGCTCGCAGGCCAGGTTGGTGGCCAAAGCAGATACAACACACTCGTTGATTTATATAACGGTCAAACAGCCAGAAATGCAGCGATAGATCAAGGAAATATTGCTTTATACGGCGCTCAACAACAGGCTGCCGCATTACGACAGCAGGCAGGAAATTATAATGCTGCTGGCATACAAGCTTTAGCTCAAGGAAATATTGATCGTGCCAATGCAAGTATGATTCGAAAAAATGGATACATGAATGCAGGTGGGACATTGCTTGGCAATGCAGCAAATATAGGGTTGGCATATAAACAGTCTCAAAGCCCTTATTCAAATTGGAATGGGAATACAACTGGCGTCGGAACTCCAATAGATTTAAGCGGCGCTGCATCTAATCCAGTATCAAGATAATATTTTAAAGGCAGGATTATTAATGCCAACTCTTCCTGACATTACATCATTAGGAAGCGCCCCCAGACTCGACCCTGGTAGCGGCGCTCATAATTACCCTACACCATTTGTCCCAGACGCTCGCGTTGACATGCGTGATATTGGGCGTCAGCAAATGGCATTAGGCGAAGCGCAAGCACGTGGAGGAGAAGCGCTAGGGCAAGGAATTACGAAGGCTGCTGTTACTGGATTGCAGTATTTAGAAGATCAGCAACGTGTGGAAAATCATGTTGCATTAACCAATGCAAGAACCAATTTCCTGCTTGATAAAAACAATTTAGACGAACAAGCGCAAACAGAAACAGATCCAGCAAGAATTGCTCAAAACTACCCAGGCGCATATCAGACAGCCGCATTAACAGCTTCTAGTTCTTTACCAGATCATTTACGACCCATATTTGATGATTGGGCAGCAAATCAGGTTCAAGATGGCATACAAAAAGCTAATGGTCGCGTTAGCACGATTGTAACTGATGCTGATAAAGCCGTGCTTTTGAAAAAACTTGACGACTTAAGAAAAGCAGGATTAAGCACCAACGATCCTAAAATGACGGCAGAGCTTGTCAGTCAAGCAGGCCCATTAATTGATACTGGCGTTGCTAAAGGATTTTGGAATAATGAATTTGCTCATAACGCAAAAGAAAAGTGGGCGAGCGATTTTGGTAAATCTTGGGTTGGTATGCAGCCTGATGATGTCCAAATCCGTCTGCTAAGACCTACTAACGTCAATGAAGCAATTAAGCAGGGCGTAGGTTACTTTCAGTCGCAAGGATGGCAACCCCATCAAGCATCCGCCATTATGGCGCACTTTTTACATGAAAGCGGCGGTCGGCTAGATCCTAATGCAATTAACCCAGGGGACGGCGCTGACGGATCTGACAGTATTGGCATAGGTCAATGGAATGGCAGCCGAGCTAAAGACTTAAAAAAGTTTGCCGCTGCCAATGGAAAGCCATGGAATGACCTTGGTATTCAGCTTGCTTTTGCTCAGCATGAGCTTACCGGCTCTGAGGCGGCTGCTGGAAATGCTTTAAGAACATCCAGAAATATCGACGAAGCTGTTAGCGCTGGCTTGCAATATGAGCGGCCTGAAGGCTTTAAGGGTGGATTAGGTGTAGCTAAAGGCGGCGCTCAACGCTTGCGTTATGGTCGAGAAATATTTGGTCAAACGACAGGAACAGGAACGCCTTTAGATACGCGAATAGCCTCATTAATAGATCCTGCTGACGCTCATGCTATGGCGTATCACGCAGAAAATAGAATTGCGCAGCAAGACGCTCAAATAGCTCATGCTAATAAAGTTCAAATGGCTGTTGATACAGCAATAAATGCTGTGAACAGCGGAACGGTAATTAATCCGTATGACAGCGAAGGTAAAAAGACGCTTGATCTGGCATATGGTGAAATGATTACTCGTGGCGATAATCCAGCGCAAGCCATGACCCTTATAGTTGATAAAACAAAAGCCCTTCCTCCTGCTGCTTCGAGCGGTATTCGGATGGGGATTAATTCTGACGATCCAGACAAAGTTGCTCAATCTGCTGGTATTGCGCTTAACCTTATGCAGCGCAATAATGCTATTTTTGATCCTGATCCTGGCGCAAAAGACATTCAGGATACGGCTTCTAAATTTCAGCATTATGTTGATTATCGAGGATTAACTTCAGATGAAGCTGCCAGAAAAATAATCCAAGAGCGCGATCCTGCTTACAAAGAAAAAATGAAAAAGCAGGCAGACACATATGGTTTTAACAAAGATATTGCTAAAGATGAGCAAGACGGCGTTTTGCAAGCAGATCTTGAAAAGCACTTTGGATCGCCATCATTTTTTGGATTAAGAACAAGTCCAGCTCAAATTGCGTTTAGAGAAGGTGATCGTCAAGTTGTTGTTGAAGATTACAAATCTCTTATTAGAGAAAATTACGACAATAACGGCGATTATAAACTGTCGAGGAATTTAGCTAAAAATCAATTTAATAGAGTTTGGGGGGTTACAAATATTAATGGCAAAGAAGTCGCCATGCGCTATCCACCAGAAAAATCCCCTGCTCTAAGATTTATTCCCAATGTTTCTGAGCTTTTGGCAAATCAGGTCGTGTCAGAAATTAAGGCGCATACAGGACACGATGTTGATCGCTCTACAATTGAGCTTCAGCCAATTGATGGCGGCGTGACATCAAAAGCCTACTGGAGCAATCAGCCTCCTCCATATCAGGTTTTTTGGACTGATAAAAATGGCATACGTCAAGCTCTTAATCCTGGCCTAGCTTTCGTTCCTGACATTGATGCTCTGCATGAAGCTGTAAAACAGCATGGAATAAATGAGGTTTCCAATTACCATCAGAGGGCACTGCCTCCTGTCAGTTCTTTAGCTGCTAAATTTTAGGCGGTAAATTAATGCCAATTGTTGAGATAACACCAGGCTCCATTGATTCAATCATTGGGCGGCCAGATAAGGCATATGTCACGCCTGGCTTAGAGGATGTTGAGCAAGGATCTGACGCGCCTGCTGGCGATGAAATTATGGGAGCTGCTTTTAGACAACAAAATACAATTGGCTCTTATCTATCGCAAAAAGACAAGTTCTTGCCTACTCAACAAGAGGAAGGTTTTGACCCTTGGAGTCAGGTCAAAGATACGCCTTATATGCTTCATTGGGATAGATTTGCTGACACGCATAATCAAGCTGCTTTTGATATGCGTAAAGCGCAGATCGACCAAGAAGAAGCTGACAGAAGAACTTTAGCGACAGCTCCATGGTATAAGTCCGTTCCTGCTCAAATAGCTGCTGGCGCACTTGACTGGCCGTCATTACTCCCAGGCGGCGCTATTGTAAGAAGCGCTAAAGGCGGCGTTTCTATATTACGCACAGCCGCCACAACAGGCGCTCTTGCTGGCGTGTCTGCTGGCGTTCAAGAAGGCGCTCTACAATCTATTCAGCAAACCAGAACGCCGGAAGAGTCCATTAATGGAATTGGCGCATCTGTAATCCTTGGTAGCCTGTTAGGCGCTGCTGGCGGCAAGCTTCTAAGCGGCGCTGAATATAGAGCCAGTGAAGAGGCATTAAGCCGTCATTTGATGGGCGAGGCTCCGCTGACAAGCGCTGACATGCTGCCTGTCACGCCAAGAGAAATGCCGCCGCTAGTTTCTAGCGCAAAGCCGGAAGCAAATGTTGCTGGCGAAGTAAGTGTTATGCCAGGCGAAGAAACGGCAAGCGAACCTCATCTTTCCGTGTCAGGCGAGTTTGAGCTACGTCATGGGCTAAACAAGCAAGCTTCAGAGGCGTTTGGGAAAACTGGAACTTATGAGTTTGTCGATAGTTACGAAGGCCGCAGATATGATGATGATGGTGGGAATTTTGGTGACTCTGTTTATTTAGACAACAACGGAGTTTGGACTAATGACGGCGGTTCTGGCATGGGCCGGTGGGCTGTTGGCAAGGTTATAAATGTTAAATTTAGCCCAAAAAATGGTTTGCTTGTTACGCCAGAAACCGTGGCTACTATACGATCAAAAATTGGCTTGGCTGATAATGAAATATTAACACCAATAGAACTGAAAGATTACGCCAGTAAGTCTGGACACGACAGTATAATAATTCAAGGATTTTTTAAAAATACTGAAAATATAGATAATTATTATGCGGAAAAATATGGGTTTAATAAAGATGCCGCAAAAAAAGGTATTCGAGAAAGAATACCATTTGATGAGTTAGACAAGCAAGATCAAGAAATTCTTCTTAATGAATGGAAACAAAAACACCATGATGGAAAAACTTTAGATGCCATCGAAGGCGAAGGATTAGATAAATTCATAGAACGCATGAAAGAAGATGGTATTAGCCATTTCGAGCTTTCTGATTCAGCAGCTCATTCCTACAAAAAAATAAACAGCGAATTAGCTCAAGATCAGGTTGTTGTTCTCGACAAGAAAATAATTAAAGCTTTAGGTGAAGCGCCAAAAGATCAACAATTTAACGGTGTAAATTTTGAAGCTGGCCCTCAAACCGTCGCAGCTAAGCAGCAATCCGGCGATGTGATTATTGGCGATGCTAATATTAATAATAAGCCGCTGACAGCTTCTCAAATGCTTTCTGACATACCTGGCGCTCTTAAGTCAGGCTCAATCGACACAATGCGCTTATCGTCTGCTCCAAAAACTGAGGAGATAGACGCGCTGATTGATGCTGGAAAGAGATATGAAGGCGAGCTTATTGATCGGCTATTTGGCGAAGAAGCCGACAAGATTAAAGGATTCCTGCGTAAAGGGAATACAGACAAGATAGACGACATTATATACGAAAAGTTTGGCTCATATGACACGCCGGAAGCCAAAGAAGCGATGGGAGTTATTTATGGGACGGACAACTATCGGATCATAAACACAGAAAGCCTTCAATCTCTTCGTGATCGTCTATCTAATCTTGAGTTTGCTGTTGACGAAGCCAAGAGCGGTGCAAAAGCTGACATTGACAATCTAGCAAGGGAGCTTGCTTGGACGGCTCCTGATCTGCCAGATATTTCTGCGCCAATATCATCACACTCAGAAACGCAGCGTATAGCAGTTCTTTCGTTAGCAAGAACTATTGAGGATATGCAGGCGAATAATATCGACCCATATCCAATCTTAAAAGAGACGGTAGCATACACAGAAAAGAGAGTTGGCGGTGACGCGGAAGACGCAAGATTACTTCTTGATCGTCTTTCTCAATACGCTAATCAATACATGAAATCGGAGGCGGTAACTGCGCCAGAACAGATAAGCGGCGCTGTTGAGGTTTCTCCAATCCACCAAGACATTACCGAAGTCTCAAGCATACTCAATGAAAAGCCAACGGCTGTAAAAGAGCCGCAAACATTAATAGGCTTTATACGCGCTCAAGGCGGAATTAAAGATTGGAAGGGCGAACTTAAAGCCGCTGACATTCACAAGCGTTTTCCAGGCTTAGTAAATAGGAAAGGTCACGCGCTTGACCGCATGAGAGAAATGGCAGAGGAGCAAGGTTATTTACCTGCTGACTCAACGCCTGACGATCTTGTTAGAGCTGTCCTGTCAGATGAGCCTGTTTACAAATTAAAAGATCAAGACAGGGCTTTGGAAAGCCAGTTTCAGGCTCGCGGTCGTGAGTTTGAGCGCCGATTAAAGGCTAACATAAACGAGCTGACGCAACTTTATTCTGGATACGGCACTCATAAGTCTATTATTGACCGAGCTGCTGAGCTTATGATCCATGACGATCTTGAGCCAGACGACGCAATTGCAGAGGCAACTGAGCGCCTTGCTTCATCCATAGATATAAATTCTCAGGTCAGGAACCCATTAGATGACGACATCGCGTCCACGTTTGAAACTTTCAGACGATCACTTGACGACATCGCGTCCACGTTTGAAACTTTCAGACCATCAGTTGACGAGGCTGATCGCGTGGCTGGAGAAAGCTCTGAAGGGGGATCTAAAGCCGGAGGACGCGGAGAAGGTCAAAATAGCTCTGAGCGGCTGGAAGACAATTCAACAAGCCAGACATACGAAACAGGCGCAGAAGGAAAGCAGCAAGGCGTAATACCTGGCGCTGAGCGCATTAGCGATAAGGCGCTTGCTGAACGACGCGCGGAGGCCCCATTAACTGGCGGCAATGAACCACCTGGCGGTATGTTTGATGAGGCTAATACGCAGCAGCCTGACATATTTGACCAGACAAATCTTAATTCTAAACCTGCCTCCGTTAGCGCGGCGGCTGTTTTACCTGCTGATTTAGAGGGCAATTCTATTGCCGGTAAAATAGCATCAACGATTGCTAACTTGTCACGCTTCCCAACAAAGGGCGGCATGACACAATTTACCCCCCTACTCCGCGTCCTTCATAGCCCATCTGCGGTTGTCCGTGAGATCGGCTTAAAGATGTTTGAAAACCCAATTTATCTTAAAAAGAATATGGAAGGCGTTGCCAGCGAGCCAGCGGCAGAAACCTTTATGAAAACATGGAACGCCGGTCTTCGCCGTTCTGTTGAGTTTATGAATAAGTCATACGCTGATTATGCCAAAGCAAATAGCGCTGGCCCTCGCCTGACACGCGAACAATTTCAGGATTTAGTTGGACGCGCCATGCGTCGAGGTGACGTATCTGACAATCAATATATACAGGCGGTCGCTAAGAAATGGCGTTCTGACGTATTTGATCCATTAAAAGAAGCAGCAATCAAAGCTGGGCTTCTGCCAAAAGACGTAAGTGTAGACACAGCGTCAAGCTATTTTTCGAGAATGTGGAATCGAAACAAGCTGATAGCTCAAGAGCCAAAGTTTAAGCGAATTGTTCAACAGTGGATAGAGCGGTCTATGCCAAAATGGCAAGCCGACTTTGACAAGGAAACTGCTGACACAATCACTAAAATGTCTCAGCAAGGTGAAATGTTTGGCAAGGCTGAAAAGCTTCGTCAGTATGAGGCGGCTCGTATTAGAGAGCGCGAGGAGCGTTTTGGTATTGAGCCAGGCGAAGTTTCTGGTCACATAGCTGATGAGGTATTTAATACGCTGACAGGCCGCACAGAAGGAACTGCGCGCCCAGAGCTGATTAAGATCCAGTCGCGCGGTCCTCTTAAAGAGCGCACTTTTGGTATTCCTGATTATTGGATTGAGGAATTTCTGGAAGACAACATTGACAGAGTTGGTGAGCGTTATGTTCGTATGATGTCAGCAGACGTTGAGCTGGCAAATAAGTTTGGTCATTTGGATATTGAGCAAATCAAGCAGGAAATTAACGCTCATTATGCTCAGCTTAGCGAACGCGCAGCTAACGAAAAGCAACGTATGGCGCTGGAAATATCGCGCAAGAGCGATTTGACAGACATTGAAGGCGTTTGGGATATTATGCGTGGCGTCGGTTCAAAGTTCGCCCATCCTTGGGAACGTAACTTCGATCATGTCAGCCGCCTTGCTAGGCACTACAATTACATTCGCTCAATGGGTGAGGCTTCTCTTGCCTCCCTGTCAGAAACAGTTCGCCCTGCAATGGTCCATGGCTTGATGCCATATATGCAAACAATGGGACATCTATTAACTAACCTTGACGGCATTAAAATGTCTGTTGAGGAGGCCAAGCTCGCTGGAAATATTGCTGAGCAAGCCCTTGGACATAGGATGGCAACTATGTCAGAAATATCTGACCCCTATTCTACCTTGTCGCCAACAGAGGCGATAATGAAGAATCTGACCAGCGTAGCTTCCGTTTGGAACGGCATACGCATGGTTACTGACTTTCAGAAGTCCATTGCTGCGGTCATGACTCAGAACCGTATCTTGCAAAATGCAGCAAACTACGGATCTATTTCTAAAACAGAAAAAGCCTATCTGGCCTATCTTGGCATTGACGCTAACATGGCGAGCAAGATTGACGCTCAGTTTAAACAACACGGCAATCTGACAGATGGCGTAAAGGTGGCTAAATCGGCCAATTGGAAAGACCTAGACGCCCAAAGAGCGTTCTATGCCGCGATAAATAAAGACGTTGACTCCATCATCACGACAAGCGGCGTGGCTGACGTGCCCTTATTCGTTAATACGCCAGTTGGCGCGGCTATGATGCAGTTCCGCCGCTTTGCCCTGTCTGCTCATCAAAGAGTGCTTTTAAGGGGCTTACAAGAAGACCAGGCGCGTTTTCTTGGCGGCATGATTGCCATGTCTACGATAGGCATGATGGCAACTTGGCTTAAAGGTATTTCTGGAAATAGAGAGGGTAAACAGCCTGACTTTTCTAAAAAGCCTGGCTGGTGGATTGCTGAAGGGTTGGATCGTTCCGGCATACTTGCTGGCGGCATGGAGGTCGCCAACGCGATTGAGAAAGCTTCCGGCTTCAATCCTATTAAAAGCCCATTGCAAGTATTTGACGAAGGCGCTCAGCGCCAATCTCAAAGAATACAAAACAGGACGCTTATGGGCGCTGTCATGGGGCCAACGGTTGGTCTAGTAGAAGACATTAACACCGTCGCTGGCATTCCCATGACCATGTATCGCGGTCAGCGAATAGCTCAAGGGCAAAAGAACGCGGCGGAAAGGATGCTTCCTTTTAGCTCATATCCATTTGTCAGGCAGATGCTTCGCTATACCGTCAATACGCCTGATTAGCGCGGCGGCATTAAGATCGTATTTTGAAGCTGCATGGTGTTGTTTAGGCTATTAATAGAGTCGCCGTAGGGATCACGATAAATTTCTTCAGCAGTTCTAAGTCTTTGCTGCCGTTCTAATTCAATTGTCTGGCGATCAATTGCTGCCGCCACTGGATCTGTCTTGAGATAATCAAAAGCGGAATGTTCGTCACAAGCAACCGAAGGCGCTGACACAAGCAGCGTCATTACAAACACAGTTTTTTTAATCATGATTGACTCCATTGATAATGGAATCTTAGCGCAAGGTTATCTAAATGACAATAACCGATCAGATAAATGATTATGACCCTACGTTCGGATTAAGCACAGTCACCGTTGGTCAAATTAAAAGAGCGCTTATTGCTCAATCACTTATGCAGCAAGTGTCAGACGCAATTAATGCAGACGTAACCAGCACCGTTAATGTCGAATGGACAAATGGCATTTGGTTTAGTCAAGGCGACGACCTGTATAATTTTATCAAATCGACGCTTGGTTACACAGATCTTCAAATGGCTGCGTTAATAGTTGCTGCAGGAGCCTTACCACGATGAAAATATTGAATATTCTTGCAGCATTTGTTTTATTTCCACTTTCTGCATCAGCTCAATCTTGGCCTGATTCAAGCAATGCCACAACTGTAGAATGGGGAATGAACAGAACTGTCAGTCCATATCAAGTCGGAATACACATTGGAACGCAATGGTATCCTATTGGAACAATTACTTCTGGTGGAACATGGACAGGAACAGCAAATCCAGGCATCACTGGTGATTGTGTAACAACAGGAACAAATATTATTTGCACTAAAACAAATGGCGTTACTTTTAAGTCAGGGGCGACAACGGTTGTAGGCACTTCCGCAACCTACAATTTAGGCACTGCAGGCGCGACTATTCCTTTATTAAGCACTTCTAATACATGGGATCTTTCTCAAACATTTTCATCAACGATTGTCGCATCAAGTTTTGCAACGTCTAACGCATACGCTACAACCAATACGGCGTCTCAGCCTGGTATTATTGCCGCAGAAAAATATGTTCTAGTTAAAGCAAGTTCGCCTATATTTCCAAATACTTTATCAGCCACAGAATGTGGAACTGGCGCGACAATTGCCGCAGGCAGCAGCAATCAAGGCGGTCAGATTAAATTATCAGGCACTCCAACAACTTGCAGCGTTAAGTTTACTACGCCATATCCAAACTACGCTTATTGTTCATTAACGCCAGCAATTTCATTAGGCTCAGTAGCAATGTATATTGAACAAGCATACAACGGCGCTACGGCTTTACCTTATAGCCAAGGTTTTAGAATACATTTTTCAGCAACGCCGCCATCTGCCGTTCCAGTCAATTATACCTGCACTGGCAATTAAATTAATTGCCATGATGCACCCAGATCATGTGGAATTAATCAAGCGTTTAATGAATTTTGGAATGGCGCTTATTTGCGGCAAGTTTTTAGCAGAAATTGTCATAATAATTATCCAAGAAATCCAATGAGACTCAACGCGAAAGCGTGAGGGTGACTATGATTAGATTAACAATTGTTTTCATGGTCGCCACATTCATAGGCTCCTGGGTGCTGGACGTGTTCCTGCGGCCATAGAGCCGCAACCCATAGAGCATGATGAAAAAGTTTATACTGGTTATCGCCAGCTTGACGGCGCTTGTTTCAACTCCTGCTTCTGCTTCTGTCGATCCAATATCTGATTTTTTTGAAGAAGCATTTGGTCAACAAACAATTGAACCACAATACGTCAGCCGTAAGCACGGACGACGTATCCATATAGATACAAACTCAGGCGTTAATCAAATGATTGCTGACCATGTGTCAGCGCGAATTGGCTCTGAATGGGTATCAACTGCCCTTCAAATCGCTCGTATTGAGTCAGGCGGTCGCTGTGGGGCTGTTAATCGCAGCGGCGCAACAGGCGTCTTTCAGGTCATGCACCCAGAACGATTTGGTGTCAGCCGTGCGTCAGCTCGCACTTGTGCTGGCGGCATTGCTGCTGGCGTTGCGCACATGGAAGCTTGCATCGCTAAAGGTGCCAGAACATCAGCTCAGCTCATGCGTTGCCATAACAGCGGATCGCCGTTTGGTCGTGTTGAGCGAGCATACAGAAGGTATGTGTAAATGAATACTTGGCCGCTTCAATCAGAATGCCTTGGCAAATTTGGCAATCCATATGCTCCAGGATGGGGCAATACGCACATTGTTCATGTCAACTGCCCTTGGCAGCTACACATGGGGCCACTGCATATTCCCTACATTAAGATCAATAAGATCGCATCTGACAGCCTGACACGCATTTTAAATCATGTCTGGGATTGGTCAGGTAAAGATCCTGACAAGATCGCGTCAATTCATGCAGATCAGTTTTCAGGTGATTGGGTCATACGCCAAGCGCGTGGATTAAAAATGATCTCCATGCACTCCTTTGGATTGGCTGTCGATTTTGACGCGCCACACAATCAGCTTGGAAGCAAAAAGCATTTTTTCCAAGAAGACAATCCTCTCATCCAAGCCTTCTTAGATGAAGGTTGGACGTGGGGTGGTCGCTGGAGTCGTGTAGACGCCATGCACCTGCAAGCAGCGAGAGTAAAATGATCCGCATATTACTCGCCTCTATGCTGTTTTTAACCGCCTGCACACCGGCAAAATACATTGCCGACTGCACGTTTGTTCAACCTGAAAACTGTAACTAGGAGATTAAAATGAATACGATCTATCCATGGATTATTGCTCGCCTTAAAGAAAGTTCAACTTGGGGCGGAATTGGAAAGCTTATCGCCGGATTAGCTTTTCTCCCTCACGCTACTGAAATTGGCGCTCTAATCCCTACTCTTGGCGTTTTGGTTACAGGCATTATCCAAATCGCAATTCCTGACACGCCTTCTAAATGAACGCTACGGTTATAGCCGCATTAATTTCGCTATTTAGTCAACTAGCGAATGCCTATGTGAGCTTTGTTACCTGGCTGCATGAGCAAGATCTTGTGCAGTCAGGGATCGCTACACAACAATTGGAAGATTTGAAAAGGCAAATTCATGATGCGCAACTTGCTATTGCAGCGCGTGAAGCTGTTCGTGCTGACATTGCCGCTCATCCTGACAGGTTGCCAATCGACGACCCCTTCCTCCGTGACTAGCGGAATTTCCTTCTGTCAGGCAGCAAGGGCTATTTATTATTCGCGGCATGACACGCCGCCAACAATCGCGCAGATACGAGAACATAATGCCGTTGGGATTGCGCTCAACTGCGGCTGGATTTCTACCAAAAAAGGCGCAGTCAAATGACAAATCATGAACCAACAATTTGGGAAATTTTGACCAGTTTGTTTGAGACAACAAACGAAAAAGTTACAGCAATCATTTCAGGAGTAGCTATTATCAGCCCTGCATTTCCTGGTCTCAAAGAGACTTCAGACTCAGCAGCCCTTTGGTTGCCTATTCTTGGCTGCCTTTGGCTAACAAGTCAGATCATCCATAAATGGTGGCATTTCATCCGTCCTCCGAACTCTGAGAAATAGAGGCGGTTATGAAGGATGAAAAAATTAGCAAGGCGGAAGCCAAGCAATTAATCGCGTCCATAGAACAATTTCTACGTGATGGATGTCTTCCTCCTCATATTAAAGCCGTAAGCCATCAAAGATCCTCTATTGCGCAGGTGGCTAATCAGAGAGGCGTTCATCGCCAAACTATTCAGAGGATGCTTGCTCAAGTCAAAACACAACATAACATTGAACCAGACTGGAGCCTGTATGTTGATACTGAAAATTCAGATCCTAGAATTATTACCGCTCTCCGTGCGGAGAATGGCGAGCTTAAACGCCGCTTAAAAGACGCACATCTTGGCTCATTAGACGATGACGCAATTAGGGAAATTCTTGGTGGCATAGTTGCTGCACCAGCAGAACCGCCAAAATGGCTGTTGAATACTAAAAGCACTAAAGGCTCTGAGCCTGAAGTTCCTGTTACGATTTGGTCAGATTGGCATTGCGGCGAAAACGTCAGCCTATCGGAGACAAATCATGTCAATGAGTATTCCAAAGACATCTTTCTTAAGCGCGCTAAGCGGCTTGTTGAAAGGACTATTGACCTATGTATTAACCATGGGCCAGGTCGCTATCCTGGGATTGTTGTTAATATATTGGGCGATATGGTGTCAGGGGGGCTGCACCCAGAACTCAAAGCTACAGATGATGAAGAGGTCATACCGGCAGCGCTGACATGCCGTGACACGCTTATCACCTGCCTTGAGGAAATGATTAAAGCCTTTGGCCATGTCTATTGCCCCTGCACTGCTGGCAATCATGGGCGCACTACGCACAAGCCAGAGTTCAAGCGTTACGTCTTCAAGAATTTCGACTGGCTGATCTATCAGCTTCTCGCTCGGCATTTTGCTGGACGTAAAGAAATCGTCTTCGACATTCCTGACAGCAATGAAGTTTATTACCGCATATTCAGCCAGCGCTATCTTGCCATGCACGGCGACATGATGGGCGCAAAAGGCGGCGATGGCATCATAGGAAGCATTGGGCCTATTAGCCGTGGGGAAATGAAAGTCGGTCGCCAGCAATCAGTCATAGGCAGGGATTACGACATCTTGCTTTGCGGCCATTGGCATCAGACGCTTTGGCTGCCGCGTGTCATCGTCAACAACACGCTGAAAGGATGGGACGAATATGCTCAAAAGTCTCTTCGCGCTCCCCCTTCTGTTCCTTCTCAGTCTTTATGGTTTGTCCATCCTCGTTGGGGCAAGACAATGCACCGCGAGGTGTTCGTCGAAGATCCTGACACGGAAGAAAGCGTTCCTTGGGTAAGTATTTTCGAGGCATAAATGCAAGACAACAATCCTCACAATGATCGAATCTTTTTGTATGTTCCTTTTTCATGGGTGAATAAAGCGTTTGAGGTTGGATGGGAAAGTCCATCAGACCTCGGCCCTCCCCACAACCATCATTCAGTATTGATGGAATGGAAAAAAGGCGGCGAGCCAGTCATGCCTTTTAAGTCAAAGGAAAAGCGTTATGAGAGACGATGACGATGACGACTTCTCTGACATCGAGACACCTGAATACGATGAGCCGCCGCTAGATCCTGTAGCAGCCAGAGCAGAAGCTACCTGGCGCGGTATAGCTTTGCTGGATCATATTAAAGATCCAGAGCTGAAGGCTAAAGGCGTCCTTATGTTGGATGCTATTAGGCGTTCATTTAAAACGCTGCCACAAGGCGACCTGTCCAGCATACAGGGAGGCAAGCAATAAGTTTTTACTCTTAGGTTTAATTATAATTTACTAACTACAGTCTGACTTAGCGTAAGTGACAAAACATAAACTATTTTTTACTTAGGTGTAGGGTTTATCACGATAAGTAAAGTATTGTTTATTTATGGATCACAATCCCTTTTTGTGAGTCACTTATGATCCATATCTGCCAGATATGTCGCAGGAAGCCGACATTTGCGACATATTTGTAAAACGTGTCGATTGCGACGACATTTTGCCGTATGTCAAAGTGTCAGAAAATTGGGTATGTTTTGACTACCAATTAGCGAGCCTTTTACTGCCAATCTGCCGCTTTATGTCCGATCTGACATAATTCTCATTTATGTTGGATTTAGAATATTTACCGCTCAGTAAAAATATCACCCTTTTTTATGCAAAAGGTGTTATATTTACCGTTCGGTATAATTAGCGCCAATTTTTATTAAAACGCTGTTCTGCAATCGCTTCTATTTCAGCGATGCGTTTATTTTCCTCGTTTAGTTCTATGTCAGCCAAATATTCCAAAGCCAGTTCCTTTTGCTGCTCCCATAGTTCATTCGCGCACTTTAGTTCGCGCTGTAAAAGCTCAATGGCGTCGGCGGCTTCATTGCAGAAGCTCTCAGGCCAACCTGTATCGCAACAACATTCACTGGCTGACTTAGCGGCACAAGTGCAGTTTAATTTTTTGCCACGCAATCTCTGAACAAGTTCTGAATAGT